ATAAAATCCACAAACAGCATTTGTTGGACCTATTGCTGTAAATGATGCTTGAATTTTACACACCCTAGATATTGGCGATATATACGTAAGAATATTATTGGTAGAATCATGTGTGAATCTTTGTATAATTGAACTTACTTGAGTAACACCTGACATAGGATATCTATCACTAGTAACCAAAATATTATTTTCAATTGCATTATTTTGCATATACATATTAGCAAGTGTAACACTATTAATCACACCTACACAATTTTTCCATCTAGATTTATTATCACTATAAATAACACCATTAGTATATGTACCACCACCAGCAAAATTAACAGTATCTAATATATACCCTTCAGTTGGTACTATTGTATCGGTATTAAAATTAATACCTGTTTCACCAGATAATATAATAAATGAACTATAAATAATTCTAAAACGTCTAGTTATGGTTAAAGTACTAGGTAAATTAAAAACTGTATTACCCGAATTACAATTGAAAAGACATTGACCAAAACCAATTGTCCCTATCGTACCATCAAATGTTAAACCACCAGAATTTAAAAATGCTGAATCTTGCATTATAAAATTTGAATAATTTTCTATAGTACCTATATTATTACAATCAGTAAAATTAACACCATACCAATCCAATGCGGTAGTAACCCCATCACCACTTAAATTTAACGCTAAATCAGCTTCTATAGTTAAATTTCTTATAGGTAATGAATAATTAGATGTAATTAATGGTTCACCAATTAAACCACTTGATTTAATACGACAATTTTCTGATGAACCACCTATTAATGTAGTGTTTTCACCACAAACAATTCTATCACCTTCTATATCAACTATATTTGTAAAAAAATAACTTACATTATTTTCTAATGTTCTTACTCCATCAATAGATTTAGGTAAATCGTATTTAGTATTTACGAAAATTAAATTATTATTAAAACTAAAATTACTCATAAAATTATCCAATTATTTCCGTCTGATTGTAATGTTATTTTTTGTTTATATGTTAACGCTGGTGTTTCATCTACATCAATTGTTTGACTACTACTAGTATTTATAATAACTATACTAGTAGATAAATTTTTTATATTATATATTTTACCTTGAATACCAACAGCTGTTGGTAAAGTTACAGTCAATCCACTACTACATATAATACTATAATCATTTGATAATAATGTTTCTGATGTTGTTATTGTTCGAATTGATGGGTTATTTGGTTCATCACTTAATTCAATATATGTTTGGTCTGGATTAAATTCCATTGTATTAGTGTCTAATGCGGTACCTATATATCTAACAATACTACCATCAGAAATTGGTTGTGAAACTGAATAAGACCCAAATGAATCACCAATCCAATATTGTTCACCAGATGTTAATCCAGTTGTTGTGAATAATCCTTTAATAAGTGCAACTCCATTACTGTTTAATGTTATTCCTGATAAAGTAATTCTTAATTCGGTACTAGAATATAACTCAGAAATATTAGAGGCTTTATAATATTTAGAATCACCACTTAAATATATTAAATCACCACTATTAAGATTCTCACCAGCAGTAATAACTTGAATATTATTACCATAAAATGTTGTTGCAGATATTGTATTAGCGGTTAAACCATTTGTGAAATTAGTAGCACCAGTTACAGTACCACCAGTAAAAATAGTATTACCAGTAAAACTGGTACCACCAGAACCAGTAACTATATTACCAGATGAATCAATACCTAAATTAGTTATTGGCGTACCAGCACCTAAAGTCTGTATATTTAAAGTATTTGCACTAAGAGTACCTAATACTCTAGAATCAGAATTGGATATAAATCCATTCTTAATATTAAATTCATTCATTTTTACTTTCCCTTTCCAGTAAACGTTATTTAATTATAAATATATTAATAAATTAAAATAAAGATATAAAACATAATTTTATTATAATAAACATAATTGCTGGTATAATAGAATAAATAAAATCCATAATTTCTGGAGTTCCTTTTTTAAATATTTTATCCCAAATAATTTCTTTACCAGCAAAAATAATTATACTTATTAAAAAACCATAAAAACCAAATAATAAAATTAAAGGGAACGATATTAAAGAACCTAAAAAAAAATGTAGTAATTTATCTTTAGGTATTTTTGTTAAAAAATTAAATATTTTTTCCATATATTTTAATTATTTCTATTTCTTATCTCTTCCCTTCTTTCAATTATTTCTTGAGGAATAGGTATTCCAGTTTCCATAAATCTAATCACATACCAATCAGTTGGTAATAATTCTTCATGCTGCTGTAATTTAATTATTTCTTGTTCTTTAAATTGTTGTTGTATAATTTCTTCAGGTGTACCATCAAATAAAATTGGTTGGTTACCTAATTTTAACCAAGAATCAATTAATATCCCTTCTTGTGTATTTGTATCCAATGAAACTTCTATGTTATTTTCATCATACCATTTCCCTGTTATATTACTTACTTTAAACACCATACATAAATCTTGTTAATTGACCTGAAAAAGCTGGTTCAACAATTTCAGCATTTAAGTTATTATTCATATGAACATTAAATAACATAGAATTTCCAGAGACCCAATGAGCCTCTATAACTGGACTTTCATAATACACGCCTGTGACTAAATTTTTAATTGTAGCAATTGACAAACTATTCCCTAAAAAATAAAAACACATTTGGTAAACATTTTCATGATTCGCAAATCTTGCAGGAAAAAGAGTACCTAAATCGATTGTTTGATGAGAACCATCAATTGTTCTGTGACAAAGTTTTAAATAATCTTCTCCATCATCATTACAAAAGGATAATATACTTGCACTTGATGGATTTATATTTCCCATACTAGAATTAGCATAAGCAATAAATCCAACACTCATTCTAGATGAAGTTGGTGCAACTGAATTTGCAATTGAAAAAAAAGTTTCAGTTTTAAGTTTAGCTGTTAACGTATTTAAGAATCCACGAACTATTCCTTGAGAATAATTACTATATGCACCAAGAGTAGCCGCTGAAACAATTTTTAAAGATGGAATCATCGATAAAAAAGGTATATTAGCTGTTTGGGTACCAATAAACGTACCATTAGCACCAGAACCAATTATCACAAAATTAGGACTAAAGTTAATAGCATTCCCAGAAATGAAATTATCAGTTAATAGAAGGTCTATTCTTTTTGCTAACCCATTTTTAACACCATATATTATATTATCTGATTCTGGAAAAGTAATTCCGTTTAAATTACTCCACGTAGATATCCCATCTTTGTTGATGTAAGTAATAGCTGTGTTTAAATCAGTATATTGGGTTCCTTTCAATGAAATATGTGTTGGTACACCATAACCATACTGTAAAAAAAACTCTGAAGATGTGGTGATGTTTATTGCCATTTTTATTTATAAATTGAATCTTGATTTTATTGAATTGTAATTTTGTAGTACTTCTTGTGCTGAGAGTGCTTTATTATAAATACTAACCTGTGATATTGAACAATTTAAATAACCAGTTAATGAATCTCTTCTTGCAATAGTAAAAAAGTTTGGGTCGTCACTTAGTGTTCTAATACCAATATCAAAACTAACCTCTTCAATACCATCAATATATAAATATAATATTCCAGTATTTTTATTATAAACACCAGTATATAAATGCCAATCACGTGGATTTATGGTTGTTTGCCCCCATACACTACCACCATACCCTAATGGATACCATTGACCACCAGAAAATATTAAAAAACCCATCTTACCGTTATTTTGGTTTGCACCTAATAAAAATTGACTGTATTTAGAAACACCAGCCCATACTGCGTTCCAACCTATTGTTGAAATATCATTTGATTTACAAAACATTGATACCGTAATTGAACCAATAATATTAGTACTAACTGAAGCGTCAACATTTATATATTCATTTATACCATCAAATACAATAGTACCATTATTATCACTATTAAAATTTGGTAAATTTATTAACGTAGAAACGTTTTCATTACCACTTAAATCATACCAAGAAGTTGAACCACTTAAATATGATTTTGGATTACCAGCATCTAAATAAAGAACTAACCCATCTGTTATTATATTTGGTCCTCTATGAAATCCCATTTTATATTACTTTTATTATAGATTTTACAGTCCAACCTGCTGTTATTGCTGAAACACTTAAAAATATATTTGTACCAGATAATACTGTTGAAAAAACAACATCTGATGTATCACCAATATCATTAGTTGATACATCAGTATAATTTGTTGTACCGCTATTCCATATTGACATTATATTACCAGCTCTAGCACTAGTGTTTCCACTACTCATTATAGTATAATCAATAAAAGCACCAGTATAAGCACTAGTAGGTATTGAATAAATTACATTTGTACCAGCTGTAAGTATTATTTTTTTTGTAGTATTCAATGAAGGTGCTTGATAACTACCCATAAGTATTGTATTATCAGAGAATACTTCAAAAATAGGTAATCCAGAAATATCATTTACACTAAATAAAGAACCTAATAAATTATCACTAATACTAAATAATTCACCACTAGAACCTTGAACACTAAAAATAGGTGTAGTCCCACCAGAACCTATTACTGTAAGTATATTAACACCAGAACCAGAAATCGTTGCAGATGTACCATTTATATTTCTAACACTAGTGTTTCCAGTTACTTCTAAATTACCATTTATAGTTAATCCTGTTACTGTATTAAATAATGTATCAAATGTACCACCAGTATTATTTGTAAATGTAAATGTATTATTTGAATATGAACTACCAGTTACATGTATATCAGTTGGTAAGCCAAAATATGTTGTTGCAGATATAGTATTAGCACTTAAATTATCAGTAAATATTGTTGCTCCAGTAACTGTTCCACCAGTAAATATATATTGAGCTGGTATTACTGACAATGGTAACGGTAAAAGAGTTCTAACTGGTGAAGAACCACCAAATTGGAATTGATATGTTGGGTTACTACCACCAAGTATTCTGTTAGCATAGTATTTAAATACTATCCTATCAGTGGATAAGAAATCACCATCATTCCATAAACCAGTAGCTGAAAATTCAGAATAACCACTATTAACAACTGGAATTGTAGTATCTGATGTAAGAATAAGTGATTCAGTACCACCCGAAGTTCTTTTATATACTTCAAAATAAAATTCAGCAGTTCCACTACCAGAAATTTTAGTTATGTTACCAATGGTTGTGATGTTGAATACACCTGGATTACCAACGATTATATTTGATGATGTAACCAAGTTAGATATCAATTGATTACTACCAGTAATAGTACCAGTACTTACATCTGTTGAACCAGTATTATAGCTTGGGTCATTGATACTTGATACTAATTTAAAATAACCACCAATATCACTTGATGTGGTAGTTGCGTATAATATAATATTAGCTGGTAAATCATTGAATGAAATAAAACTATATTTTCCATCATCACCATCATTAAATAAATCAGATGTTTTAGTAGGATATCCAGTTACGGAAAATGTTCCATCAACATTATTTGTAAAAGTTGTTGTACCACTACTATAAGTACCACCAGTTACATGTATATCAGTTGGTAAACCAAAATATGTTGTTGCGGATATTGTTGTGGCAGAAATAGAAGGTGCAAATAAAGTACCAGTCATTGTATCACCAGTTCTAGCAAGTCTGTCCCAACCTATTGGGAGTATTGAATTTGCTGTTGTTCCAGATGCGTAAAGTATGTTATCTGCTGTATTTAAAGCTAATTCACCTAGTAATAAATCACCAGCTGTTGGAACTTTTCCAGCTACATTTGAACGTTTTATTAAAAACGTATTTTTTCTATTTGCCATTATTTAACGGTCTATTAATAAATCTCTATAAAGAGTTATAGTATTGGGTTATGTAACCTGTATAAAATAAATATGCACAATCCGTAAATTGTGCATATTATAATTATGATATTTTTAAAGTAAATCTTTTAATATGCCCCACCATCGAGAATGTCAAATTCGGCCAATACTCTAACACCATTTGGTGTATTAATATTTGTACTTCTAATTACTATATCATTTAATTGGGTTATCCATCCTCTATTAGCATAACCAGTTGATGAGGAATATTCTGTTATGTTAGGAATATTACTAGCTGTTATTCCAGTTAAAGAATCTAATCTATTTATATTAAAATTAACAGTACCACCAGTTACACCATTACCATCTTGAACACTCAAACCAGAACCAATTGAAGTTACAATTGTATTACCTGTTGGGTTATAATTAAGTGTAATATTAGGGTCTTCCACATATAAATCACTAGTAAAAGCTGAAACTGAAGAACCAAAAACAGTTAATGACCCTTGAATTATAGTATTACCCGAAACATTCAAACCGCCAGTACCAACATTAACAGAACCATCAGAAGGTACGCTTAATGTATTCGTTGCGTTATCAAATGTAAAACCAACTTTATCAGTCAATAAACCACCAGAACCAACATAAACAATTCTACCAGATGTAAGGTTTGATACAGTAAAACCAGAAACAGAATTAAATTGTGCTGTTAAATCTATTTGGCCTAAATTTCTTTTAATTGTAAAAGTATTAGTTGATGGTGTATAGGTAAATCCAGTTGTATATGTATCAACACTAGATATACTTGAAATATCAGCTAATATAAAACCATTAGTTGTCCCAGAAAGAAATTTACCGTTTAAACCAGCACCAGAAGTACCTTCATATTTAGTAATTCTATTTCTTAATCTAAGGTCGTAAAGATTAGAACCAACTTCAAAAAAATTTGATGTAGTCCCAGTACCAGCTGGGGTCCACTCATTCGTTGATGTAGTAATACCTGAAAAATATAATATACCATCAGCTGTATTTACTATCGGTTCACCTTTAAAAAGGGTTGAAGGTAATGTTCTATTAACTATATCACTATTTTTTAATATATGTGTTGTAAATCTATTAGCCATTTTTTTTTATTTTAATTTTATTATTATTAATTAATTAATATACACCACCATTTAATGTGTCATTTTGTAATATTGAATTTTCAGCTGTTATTATTCTAGAATTTCCACTAAAATCTAAACCTAAATTTAATTCAGGTGTATTTACTGAAACACTAGATGACCATACTGTTGAATTACCACTAACAGTGTTTATATTCCTAAATCTTAAATTAGTATTACCTAAAATTATAGAATTATCATTTGTTGGTAATATATTACCAGTACTTGAAATACCATTAATTTCATTCATTTCTACTGATAAAACAGCTATTTCAGAAGAAATTGTAAAAGTGTTAGATGAAGGTGTATAAGTGAAACCAGTTAAATTATTTTCACCATCTGCACTTTCTATAATAAATGTTTCATTAATTTCCATTATAATGTATTTCCTATTAATTTAAATGAGCCCAAATTAAGTAAATTTTTATATATTTTAACAGTTATAACATCACTTGCTTTAATTGAAATTGGTGACCCTAAAGTATTTCCGTCAAAAATAACTAAGTTATTTTTACTTATTGTAATTCTTGTTATGTTTATTATTTCAGTTAATAATGTAAATATCATATCATACTGTGCTGTAAATACAAATTGAGATACTGAATTTGGGTTGAAAATAAAACTATAAACAACTTTATCAGATTCTTTTTTAGCGTCTAGTATAATATTAGTTCTTATAATATTTTCTTCTAATTCTGTAGTAATTAAAGTTCTATTTAATGTTGGTATTATTTTATAATCTTCCTCATCTAGAATATAACCTAATAATTTAATCTCAAAATTTTGAACATAGAATTTTTTATCTGAAAAATCATTAATATTACTCTCATCACCGATAGTTTCTAAATGTAATGGCATTGGATGACCATTAACATTTATATAACACTGTCTAGATTGAAAAGCTCTTTGAACTTTATTATTTAATTTATTTAAATCTCTCATTCTAGTAGTGAATAACCTAACCTCATATGATAAATCAACTGAAATTGGTTGTGGTATTTTATATAAATCAACACCACGTCTAACACCATCCCATGTTGGTACTTTAACCATTGTATAATTACGATTCACTGGAATATTCCATAAACCAGCCTGATTTTGACCTTGTTGTATATCAGGTTTTCTAGTAATCGTTATAAATGGCATTGAAATATCTTTATAATCATCATTAAATGACCATGTTCTAGTAAATTCCATCCATCTTTGTAGAGTTAAAAAAATAACAGGTACCTTTTCACCATCTATTGTAATACTTAAACCTTCGGTTGATTTTACAAAATCAATAAAAGTTTCATCCATATCTTCTTCTAACACACCTCTAGGTAAAAAAGTACCATTATCGGTAATTCCATCAAGAATATCTTGTCTTCTTTCTGGTCCGATATGTTGTTTATTAATATTAATATTATTTCTAAATCCTTTAGGTACTGCCATTTACTATTTTATTATATAAATATTAATTATTTGCTAGAAAATTCGCTTTTATCTATTGTTGTACAAACAACAGTTCTAAATGCACCTTTATATCCCATGATAGTATGTTTATTATCATAATTTTTAAGGCCATCATTTGATACTGAAAAATATCTAATTTCAGTTTCAGTTACTGGATAACCAATATAATCACCAATTGAAATCTGTGCACCTAATTCAATTAATTGAGCATCATAAATTCCAAAAGTAAAATTACCATCTTGAAGAAATCTTAAACTACCATTTGGATTGTAAGTTTTATTTTCAGGTTCTGTCATAATTGGAACCACCTTTAATTCTATAGGTGTTAAATATCTAATACCATCTTTAGCTGATTCACCATAAACATCGTCATATTGAGTCAATGTTCTATCAACTCTATATAAAATAATTGTGAAATTTCCATCACCTTCAATTGCTTCACGACCCATATCTATTTCAAGATTAAAATCTTCTTCAGAAAAAAACTTGTTAATTCTCGTAATTGGTACAATAGATTTAGACATATTTAACTCCTTTCTTTTTTGATGGAACACCTGTTTTAGTTTCCGAAATTTTCGTTATAGCTTCTTTAGAATGATTTTTACCATAAAAATGGTTTTTTTCGCCCATATGTGATTCGCTCATTTTTTTCTTTGTTTCTGCACTTAATTTAACACCTTTTTTAGAGTTTCTAATTTTCTCTTTAGTTTCTTCAGACATTGGTTTCCGTTCAACAAGTTTTTGTGATTCACTCATTTTTTGTTTTGTTTCATTACTAATATTTTTACCTTTATGTGCTTTGCTTAATTTTTCTTTATGTTCTTCAGTAAATTTAATACCAATCCTACTTATACTCATTTGTTTTTTTGTTTTATCAGAATGTTTACGATTTAACATAGTTCCATTAGTTCCACCAACACAAATATTGTATCCAATTAACTTATCTGTTGATTTATATTCTAAAATATACTTTTGTTCCATTTCATTTAGTTCTTTTTGTGTTTTACATTCACACAAAATCTCCTTTTTAAAATTTACTAAACCGTATTTTTTAATTGCTTTTTTAATTAAATCACCAGAACCAAAATAATTAAAATTATTTTTACTATCTTGACCTATATAGATTTTACCATTGACTAAGTTTGTTGTTTTATATATTACCATAATAATGTTTTTAAATAAATATAACAACTTTCCTATTTATTTAAGTTATTGGTGTAATTTTACTTGTTAATTCTCGTAATAGGTGTTATTTTTTTACTATCCATCTTTTATTTTATAAATATTAATGAATTGAATAATAATGTAAAAAAGACTTGATTTTTATGATTTTTTTTATTATATTTCTATATAATAACCAAAAATAAAAAACATGTAAGAATTTGATTAATTTAAACGATTTAAAAGGGCGTGAAGCAATTACTTATTTAGAAAACTATACAGGTATTAATCCTTATATCCGTAAATTAAAAATGGATTATTTAAAAAATAAAAAATTACAACTTACGGATAACCAAACAACATATATTATAAATAATCACGAAAGAGAACCTATGTTAATTAATAGGGTTATTCGTATTTCATCATATTTAGGTGAAGAATTAAAGAAAAGTGAATCTTTAACTTTTACACCTGAAAAAATACTAGTAGAATTTATTTTAGCTGAAACAGAAAAAACATATCATGTTTATGGTAAATTATCAACTAAACAAGCATCTAAAATGTATTTTTTACCAAAAACACAAGTTCATGATGACCCATATTTTGAACCAATAAATATTAATGTGGATTTTACACCATATAATAATATTTTAAGTAAACAAAATAAAAAATTGTATAAACATCAAGAAGAAGGTGTTAAATTTTTATTATCTAGAAATGGTTGTATACTAGCTGATGACATGGGTTTAGGTAAATCAATTCAATCAATTGTTGCTGCTCTTGAAAGTGGTGCTAAAAAAATTCTTGTAGTTTGCCCTTCATCAACAAAAATTAACTGGGAACGTGAAATAAATACATTTTGTGATGAAACAACTATTATTGATGGTAAAAAATGGTCTGAAGCTAAATTTACTATAATTAATTTTGATATTTTAAAAAATTTCCACACAATTGTTGATAGGAAAAAATTAAAAGAAAAAGGTCAAATAGAAATAAATCGAGATTTAGTTAATAGCGAATTTGATTTATGTATTATTGATGAGGCACATTATCTTAAAAATAATGAATCAATCAGGGGAAAAATAATGGTTGAATTATCCGTTAAATTTAATATTTCTAAAGTTTGGTTATTAACTGGTACACCAGTAGCTAATAGACCAATGGATTTTTTTAATTTATTGAAAATTATAAAGTCTCCAATAGCACAAAATTGGAAACACTATGCAGTAAGATACTGTGAGGGTAAACAGTTCTTTAGAACGCTTAAAAATGGTCAAAAAAAGCAAATATGGTTAACTGATGGTGCTAGTAATTTAGAAGAGTTAGCTTCTAAAACAAAAAATATTATTCTTAGACGTTTAAAAACTGAAGTTTTAGATATGCCAGATAAAGTAATAACACCAATGTATCAAGAATTAGATAAAAAGGGGTGGTCTGAATACGAAAAGTTATGGGATGATTATATTAGGGTTAGAATTCTTGATGGTAAAAAAACAAATGAAAACCAAAAAGATTTAATCGAACTTATTTTATTAAGAAAATTCATTGCTGCACAAGCTATACCATATACTATAGAAATGGCTGAAAATGCTATTGAAATGGGGCGAAAAGTTATTATTTTTACTAGTTTTACTGAAGAATTAGAAATATTAAGTAATCATTTTGGAAAATTAGCTGTTAAACACAATGGACCAATGACTACATTACAAAAACAAAAATCGGTAGATGCTTTTCAAGAAAATAAAAAAGTAAAAGTATTTATTGGAAATATTAAATCTGCTGGTGTTGGTATTACGCTAACTGAAGGTACGGTTGTTATTTTTAACACATTTGATTGGGTGCCTGGGAATAATGAACAGGCGGAAGACCGTGCGTTTCGAATTGGTCAAAAAAATGATGTTAACGTTTATTACCAATTATTCAAAGATACTATTTCAATTAGAATGTGGGAAATGTTAAATTATAAAAAAGATGTGATTTCAACTATTATGGGTGAAAAAGAAATGACAGAAGATGAAATAACTACCTTATTGGTAGAACAATTAATAAATTAAATAATATGTTAAAAATTTATACAATACCAAATTGTCCATATTGCAGCGAATTAAAAGAAATTCTAACACTAGAAAATATTGATTTCAAAGAAATTAATGTTCTTTTAGAAGAAAATAAAGAAGAATATAAAAAAATATTTGAAAAAACACAATCAGACGAAGTTCCAATTGTTAAAGTAGGTCAACAATTGTTAGTACCTAACGTAAGCTTTCATACAATACGTGAAGCTGCTGATTTAACTAAAAAATTTTTAATTTAATTCATTTTCTTTTGATATTTATATTAAAAAGAAAAAATGGCAATAAGTACAGAAGAAAAAGAAAAAATTTTTAGACAATTTAGACATTCTGTAGGTGCTCCAATTCGTCAAATCGAATTAACCGATGAACAATTATGTACTCTTCTAGAAATTTCAATTGAAGATTACGCTCAATATGTTCAAGAATGGTTAGTTGAACATCAATGGCAATCATTGTTAGGACAAAATGTGGATACTACAGATATGGCGTTTGCTTTGAGTGTTAGAGGGTTTGACTTTATGACTCAATATAGTTATGCCTATTCAAAACAAGTTGGGTTACAAACAAGAGGTCCTTGGGAATTAAAAAAAGATTTTGTTGAGTTAGAAGCTGGTAGACAAGTTTATGAAATACCAGCTGGTAGAGAAATAAATGAAGTTCTTTGGATTACACCACCAGCCACTAGTCAAGCATTGTTAGCTAATTATGGTGGTATTGATTATGGTTTCGGTGGTGGTTTTGCACAAACTGGTGGTGGTGTAGGTACTGGTGGTCCTAGTGGAAGACAAGGTTATTATATTGCACCAGCTTTTGATATATTATTAACAGCTTCTGATATGAATCTTAAAAATAGAATAGTTAGAAGTGAATTAGTTTATAAAATAACTGCTGGTCCTAACGGTACTAGATTATTACATTTGATGAGTACACCTGGGTCTAAGTTATCGTTTGGTCAAGGTTTTGGTGGTGTTGGTAGTTCTATTAATATGACTGGATGTCATGTTTGGTATTTTTATTATGATACAACACCTGATAATATAGACCAATGTAGAAATGATAATCCAGATATTATAAAATATCCTAGCCAAGTCCCATTATCTAAAATGGATTTTTCTGAATTTAATGAACCAACAAAAACACTTATTAGACAACTATTCATGGCTGAGGCAAAAAGAGCATTAGGTAGAACTAGAGGTAAATTCGGTGGTATCGTTGGTCCACCAGAAGCTGAAAGAACTATGGATTATGAAACATTAATATCTGAAGGTAATGATGAAAGAAGAGCTGTACTTGAAAGATTAGATACACGTTTATTAAGATTATCTAGCACGGCTCAATTAGAAAGAGGTGCTAATGAAGCTGAATTTTTAAATAAAGCATTAAAATATAGACCTTTGGGATTCTGGGTTTATTAAAAATAACATTAAAATAAAATAAAATTAAAAACATGGGTTTAATAATAACTTCACCAATACATACTAATCAAGGAGATACTTCTGAATTATATCTTAATATTGAAATGGTAACAATAAAAAAAGATTCTATTAATAATGTAATGATTAATACATATTTTAATAAAGAAAATAGAGATACGAACATCAGAAATAAATGTAAAACTTTTAAAATTAGTAATATTTATAATTTAAGTTTAACTATAGAAGAATTAGCATCGAATAATTTATATCCACTTATTTACACTAAATTAAAATTAATAATTGAAGGCTTAGGTCTTATTGTTGTTGATGATAATATAATATAATATAATATAATATAATAAAAAAAGGGCTAATAGCCCTTTTTTTATTTAAAAACCCCATTCATTATCTTCTATAATTTTATTTTCCTCGTTTACGATATAACCATCTGGAATTTCACTAATGGTATCATCTATTTCATCATCTAAAAGTAAAACTTCATCACTTCTTACTAAATTTCCATTTTCATCAAGTTCATATTCTACTTCATCTTCTTCATCCTCACTTTCACCTTCACTTAAAACTCGTTTCTTTTTAGTTTCTGGTGCATCAATAACGATTTTACTAGCGGCTTCTTTTATCAATTCCAATTTTGCTTCTATTTCTTGATTTTTTTCTTCTTCACTAGTTTCTTCTTCAAAATTAATAGTAATAGTTTCACCAGTCATAAAATTACGTTCAGAAATATAATCTAAATATAATTCATAACGATTATCTAAATTATATGAATTAGATAATTTGTAATATTCATCACGTAATAAAGCTTCTTTTTCATATTTGAAAATCTCTTCAATATGACATAAAGGTTCACCCCATTTTCTTGAAATTAACATACCTGAATCATCATCAGCAATATCAGAAATTATGAATACGTCAATTGGTAACTCACCTAGAGAAATAACTTTATTTAAATCTTTTACTTCTAAATGTTTAAAAATATCATCTAATGAATCTTTTTCATATTTAACACCTTCTATTCTGGCTAAACGCATACGTTCATGATAATCAGCTCTAAGTTCATACCACTCCGATTCTTCCATATTATTAGGGATTTTATTAACTCTATCCCAAAATTTAATTTCTTTATCTTCCATTCGCATTAATTCTTCATATGAATCTTGGTCAGTAACTTTATTAGGTATCCCTGAAATCAACTCACATTCAGATTTAGTAAAAATAATTCTATCTTT